ACAACCTGGCATATTAACTACAGGACTTCCTATAATTTCAGTAACAGGAACAACTGGAGGAACTACTGTTGGAGTATTATTCATAAACACTCTAGCATCAGCAATAGCTCCTATACCAATAGGTCTTATAGTTGAAGTAGATGCTTTAATTGGTTGTATAAAGTTTATTCCAGTCCCATTAACCTGAATGAAAGGTATAGTGCTACTATCATTGGTAATAATAGGTATATTATTGATAGGACTCATTTAACGCACCTTATCATATACGTATGTAGACCAAACCTTATTTACTATATCTCCTACACCATCTTTAAAATCTTTTATAGGATTAAATATATGTCCCATTACAATATCAAATGTTTGCTTTGCTGAACGTTGAGTTATAACATCGTCTGCAGTGTCAACCATAAAAGGTATCTTATATTCATCTGCAGCAATTTTTCTTAATTCTTTTGATGAATTATTACCAAAAACAAAAGAATCTTTTGGAAAAGTTTGAAACTCTTCATAAGAAGTACCTACTGGTGGGATCTGTTCACAAGCAGTTTTTACACCTTCATCAGGTTGATCAGTTGTTGATATAGCATCATTACACCAGATGTGCCAAACAAATAACATATCATCAAATCTCTGAGCAGCAATCATCCTTGGAACATCTTTCTCATCTTGCACTTCTTCCCATTGATTGTAGATGCCAGTAGCACCATTCCATACAACCAAAGGTAAAGCAAGAGCAATAGTTATATCAGTCCACTTCTTTTTAAGAGACTTTATATCCATTAATTTTACCTTTGCGGTACGTTGTTTCTATAGTCCTGCTTAGGATCTTTAAGACCCTTAACAGGTCCAGAACTCTTAGGCCAGTTATTAACTAACTGTATATAAATTTCTTCTCTAACAACCTGACGTATTTGTTCTATACGTGCATCCTCTCTCTTCTGAGGACCGCCCTGCATCTTATCAATCTGATGATTACCACCAACAAGAGCACCAGTTCCAAGAACTACTGCTGCTGTACCTGTAGATGCTACTTTTTGTATATCCATTACTCAGTTAAAGTACCATACTGTCTACGAATCACACGGAGTTCTTCAAAGTCTTTCTTCTTAGTACCTCCATCATATGCCCATGCATATCCCTGAGATATCATTTGTTCATTAATACTCTTTTTATTATCACCAATGTATAACCAACCAAGAAGTCTTCCATACTTACCAACACCACCTTTTAGTTCAGTTCTAATAGTAAGTTCATCATTCCCCTCAATAGTATTTTCTAATTGTTCCTTTAACCAATTAGTAGCATCTATTCCCAATGCTTTCTCTTGTAAATCTCTTGTTCTCTTTTCAGGAGTATCAACTCCTGCAATTCTTACCCGTTCTTTCTTGTATAAATCGAATCCAAGATCGATTAGAACATCTATCGTATCCCCGTCTAATACTTTTACTATCTCCGTCACTCGGAAGTTGTAACAACTCTTCGGACTTGGGGGTGTCATTGCTCCCATCATCATACTCCATAAGTGTATTATTTAGCATTTCTTCAACTGGAGTTCTATTTCTCTCCGAGTCCCAGTTCCTCACATCCTGAATCATCTGCCCCACGTTCAGAGGAGATGTGACTATGAACATTGTCGTTAGGATACCATTCATCATATTTAAATATCCAGTATATTGTAACACATACTCCTACAAGAAGTAAAGCCAACATAATATTTATTGACCAGACTACTTCATCCATACCCAAGTATTATCATATGTACTCATCAACTTCTTGATATTATTATTCTCTCTAAATCTATTTACTGCAATTTGAACATCTGTACAATCCCAATCATGTCCAGCAAAAATACCACCATCCTTAACTTTTGGATACCACACATCCAAATCATTCTTTGCTTGTTGTCCTGTCAAATAGGCATCTAGAAATATAAAATCTAATGAGTCATCATCAATATATTCTGCTGCTTCATTACTATCCATCTCATGAAAACGTATCTTATCTTTATGTCCAGAATATTCTAAGCGATGATAACATACAAGTTTAATAAAATCTATATCCTTTTTATCATATACAACAGAAGGTTCATTAGCATTATAAACACCTGGAGAAAGATAATCATTATAGGGTTCATAAAAATCAACACCATGCAAAGTTTTAATGTTTGGACAGTTATGAAGCATCGTCAAAAAAGCATCACCTTTCCATACTCCAATCTCAGCACCAACTAAATTATCACCATGCACAGTAATTAATGGTATTAAAGCTCTTACATCAGTCTGTAAGTTATTATCAAAGTTATAAAAATCACTCATCACTATTAACTGATGAAATAGTTACAAAATTTGCTCCTTTCATTATCTGTTTAATAAACTCAGGAACAACCCATGATACATCAAAACTTGAATCTTGCCCACCCCATCTCTCTACAGGCACAATATTAAATGCAAGAGAATGTCTTAGGGTATCTGCTTCATGAGTCATTATCTCATGTTCAAGATGACTTGGAAATAATAAAAGTTGTTTTGGTTGAGGTTGATAACACCACATATTGGAATTTAATTTATTAAAATTTTCAATATCCAAATCAGCAAAGTTAATATCAGGAGCTCCTTCCCATGGATTATGAAAAGCTATACCTGCAGAACCTTCTGGATATTCATCCTGAAAATAATAAACTCCACTCCAAAAACTATTTCTATGTTTATGTTGTTGAGATCTTCCTCCCTTCGTAGTATAAGTAACCCAAGAAGTTGATATCATATATTTTTTTCTTCTATATCCTAAATGCTCTTCTGCAACATTACTAAATTTATCTAAAAAAATATCTCTAATCCTTGGATATTTTTCCAATACTCTTTTACCACCACCATCAGGAGTGATATTCATATCGTTATTATATTGATCAATCTCCTTTAAAACATCAGTTGTATACTGAGCAGCAGTAAAATCATTAATATTTTTTAAATCCTCAGTATCCTCACTCAATATCATTGAGATTACAGGAGTTGGAAATAACTCCTCTACATTATATTGTTGCATAATAAGAAAATTAAATTTTAATCTCTTTGTCTCCAGTCATCAGACCGTTCATTATGGAACCAGTCTACCACATCTTGTGGATCTCCGAAACCCCTACGATGATGAGTTGAATCGGGGTCTCCAATGTTCAACTCATTCAGAAAAGAATCGGTAGGATTTGTAGACATTCTTCTTGCAGTATTTAGCATACCTCTTGCTGCGGTATTTGCTTTAGCCAATTTCTCTGCCCATATCATATCTTCTAAACTTACTTCAACTCCAGCACCTATATCTTTACAGATTGCTGTTAACCTTAAACGATATTGTGTCGATAGCATAAGCCTCCTATCATTTATGTTTATATCTATGAGGGTTTCTAGGTGCATCTATTGAATACACTGCTATGGGTAAAAACATTACCCAACTGAATAGAGCAAGAGTATTCATGTTCTGCCCTACCCATTGAGTGAGATTACTTAACATGGATTACTCCTTTCATTCCAGCACCCTCATGAGGAGCACATTTGAAATCATAATCTCCTGCAGTAGCAAACTTAATTTCTTGTGTCTCACCAGGAGTAAACATCAATGACTCTCTTGATAAACTTGCAAATTTATCAAAGATGATGTTGTGAGGAGGTAATGCATTATTAACAAAGGTAACTGTCTCACCAGCATCAATAGTAACTTCATTTGGTTCAAAGACTAAATTGCCTCCAGAACCCATTTGTATCTCAGTAGCATATGCTTGTGCTGCTAATGAAAATGATAGGAAGAGTGAAGTGAGCATGATAGTT